GCTTTGGAAAATATCTTGGTATTGGATATAAAGAAATGAAGGAAATCAGAGATGAGATTTTAGAGAGTTCATTTTAAAAGGAGGAAGGGGATGGAAGTAGGAGAAGAAACAATCAGAGAGATTCTTGTAAGAAGAGATAATATAACAGTAGAAGAAGCAGATGAACTTTTTAAGGAAGCTAAGGAGGAATTTAATAGGCGACTTGAAGAAAATGATCTTACGGCAGAATACATCTGTGAAGAATACTTTGGCTTAGAACCAGATTATATTATGGAATTATTCTAAGTCTAAAAACATAAATAATAAAACTCCCCGGAAGGAGATAGGACTATCCGGGGAGTTTCTTTTGGGCGGAGAAAGGAGATTCAAGAACGCCCAATTACTTTTTAGCTACTCTATCAGCTATTCCATAAACCCCTAAAGCATTTCCTAAATACATTAGACTCGTAGCCAATACATGAGTAGTAACCCCTACTGATCCAAGAGTAACTAAAATTGTAGCCGGAGGGAAAGCTGCTAATATCCCAGAAGCTATGAGTAGACCTATCCCATAATTAGTTTTCTTTAACCAAGCTGGTCTTTTATCTTTCTTCTCTTCATCCATTGTCTGATCTCAGTCCTTCTATTAGCCCCTTTACAGCTCCATTGATAACTCTTGTAATTCCTTGAATAATAGTAACAACTACATTATCTAAAGTATCAATAAAATAAGGTTCAATAGTAGAGTTCCATAAACGCTTTGTATAAGGCCATTTTGATAAACCAAGGGTAAGAGCTACCCCTCCAGCATAACAGGCCTTAGAAGTGATTATTTCCACCTTATCAAAGGGAATACGGACATATCCTTTTATCTTTTTATTATCGATCTTCTTTAGAATAAAAATAACTACTGCTCCTCCTACTAAAGAAAGGAGCCCTGAGTTCTCCATAATCAGACTAAGAATTTTCCCTATCATAATTTTCCTCCTTATCATTTAAATCTTCAACAGATATTGCTACTACCTCATCCCCTACCAAATCCAACAAATCTTTCATTGCCTCCTTTGATTTGAGAATAGCTTTCTGTCCTTTCAATTCCCCCGTTCCATATCCTACTCCGATACAACCCTTCACATTTGTTTTCAATCCTTCAGTTTCATCCCCAAAATAATTAGCTACATGAATTAGAATCCCAGTTCTCCCTTTTACTTCATGAAGCCTAATGACCGGGAGCCCTCCTATGAGAACCTTCTTGTCAACTTGTCCTGTATAAATACCAGAATGAATACAAGACACATTTTGACGATTGTTCTTCCACGGGAGTTCCCCGGAAAATCCCATATAACCCTTAGCATAAATCACTCCAAAAGAACCTTCCCTACCAGTAGTGGTTCTTTTTATTTCAAGTAGTATTTTCTTCTTCTCCTTTCTCCTAAAATACTTGTCCCACCAAAACCATTTCATTTCGTTACTGCCTTATAAATATCATCAATTTTATTAGACTGTTCTTTTAAATCTTCCCTTAACTCTTTTTGATTCTCTTTTATCTCATCTTTAATCTCAACAATATCCTCTTCATTCTGATCAATTTGAACTCGATGAAGTTTAATATCGGAAGTATTCTCCTGAACTCCTCCACTAATACTTTCCCTTCCAAAGACAAAAGTTAAAATCATAAGAGCCAACATAATAATCCACATTGAAACTTGAGCGGCTTTAGATAATCTCCAAAATGAACCATTTAAAGATTCTTTTATTGGTTCTTCCTTATTCATCCCTTTATCCCCCAGTTAAAGAAGCCAAGCCCTTCCTACATTTTAACACTTGATAAGTCTGCCTCTTCACGCTTTACTATGTCTTCTGTACCATCAGCATTCATCATCTTAACTATCTTCTTAGCGGGAATAGGCGTAAGTTCCTCTTCCAAAACCACGCCATCCATGCCAAACATTCTCACATGGTATGGAATGTCGTTAATAATCCTCGTTGTTCTGCTTGCCATTTCTGGGTATATACTCATATAATAAGCCTCCTTTTATTGCTCAGACCATACTTCGACATACGAACAGTTTATAATTGTTCCGACTCCATTGGTATTCTTTGTTGAAAGAGCTGGTGCTAAGGAAGTTGTGGGGATTTTACTTGTATGGGTTGCAACCAAAACCCCATCAGCATAATACAGTATACTTGTAGCTGTCCATACGATTTCTACGACAACCCATGCGCCATTTGCAAAAGCTGTTGTTACTGTTGTAGCCTCTGCTGCTCCGTCAGCATCATTACTATTTGCAGTAACCACATCATTATTAACATAAAAACCAGCGTAATAAAAATTACCATCAAAGCGATCTGCTGTAGGTGTTCCCCAAGTAACATAGAGTCCAAAACCCGCCTCACCTGTTAAGTCAGGAATCATTACACGGGCCTTAAAATGTGTAGATGTGGTAGGTGTAGTTACATTATACATCTTCGTTGACACAGCCCACGCATAGGTATCGTTTGTTCCCGCACTGCCCGCTGTTACAATCAAAAAGAGGTTGCTACCACTTAAAACACACGAGCCATCATTATCTTTTACTACTGTCCATACATCTGTATCGGGCGCTGCGTTCAGGGCTACGCTACTAAAGTGTTCATTCAGCGTAGGTGGTCCTGATACACCCATAAAAGCCAAGTCTTTTGCGGTTAATATAGAACCCTTTCTAAATACCAGAATTATATCACCTTCTTCTACATCAGCTTTAAATGCCGTAGTGGTAAATGTTCCAGTAGCATCTACAAAATCAGTTATATCCTGATAATCTCCCTCTGGCAGATTCCCGACAGAATTAGTATTCTTAACTATAGACATAACCCAGTTAGTATTAAAATAATCATCCCCGAATCCAGCAAAATCAGCACTAACAATAGTAATTGTAGAAGCTCCCATTCCGGAATCACAAGTTCCATATTTAACTACATTAGAATAAATAGAAGTAGCTAAAGCATCCGCAACATTTCCAGCCATATCTTTCTCCTTATGATAAAGTTCTTGCTACTCCAGTAAGTTGAAATCCTGTATAAGAAAATACTTCCGTCATTGTCACATTCATTTCTCCGGCATCAAATACCCAAGCAATCTGAGTTAATTTAAATCCTGTATAAGTAGCTGTCCCAACAGCTGTAATAATATAAGGAGTATCCCCGGAATTATCAGTCAGAGTAATAGTATTAATTTTAAATCCAGTATAAGCTATTACAATATCTACATCATGAAGAGGGATTCCTTCAGCTGCTCCCTTTGCCTCAGCCATTAATGAATTATATTGTTGAGCTGCTGCAGTTGTTATCCCCGGAGTTACTTCTGAAGTTTTAGCATAAGCTATAGCCATAATCTATCCCCCTCATGAAATTGTAATAGTAATATCTATTGTAAGAGTTTCTGCTGTAGATTTAACTTCACTCATTAAAGCATGATTAAATAGGGTTCCTGTATCGGCTCCTGCTCCTGCTGCTTCCCCAAACAATCCCATTTCTTCAAGATTCCCATTAGCTTCTCCAGCCCCAAAGAATCCTCTTGCATTAATAACTACTGAAGAATTTGAAATTGTAGTCAAAGCATTCCGGGCAAGTTCCGTTCCCAGAGTAGTATCTGTTATTGCCGGAGCTGTATTATCCGTTCCAACAGCTACATAAGTTATATTACAATCATTCCCTACTTGAGCTAATCTCTTAGCTATCATTTCTTTTGCAGCAGTTACTACTAAATTATTTTTTTCTTTAACCCTTTTTACTCCAGTATAAATATCCTCAAAAGTATAAGTTACTTTTCCAGAAAGACTGAAGCCTTCTTTAACTTTAAAAAATCTATTAAAAAAATCTATTAGTTTTCTCATTCAATTATCCCCAAGTAAATAAATCCCAAGTAACCTGATCCCATTTTGAAGGATGGGATCCCTTTGAAGTAGAAATAGAAGTTTCAGTTATTGTAAAATTCTCAAGCAAAACTTTCAACACATCAAGAGTAGCATCCGGAGTAAGGAGTATTCTTGCTCTATCATTAACCAAAGAAAGAAGAAAATCTTTTAAATCATATTCAGCCATTGAAAAACTCCTATGAGGAAAATCTAATTATATACTCTTCAAAGTTTGGACCCTTAGGAATTATTGTTACTTCCACAACTTGATAACTCCCGGAATAATCTTCATATCCAGTAGCATCCACAACTATAGTTTGTCCTACTGAAAATCCAGTTTCAAAAGTTTCAAAGGATCCAGCTACCCCTACCTTACTGAACTGATTCATTTCAGCTGTTCCTCTGTCTCTCGCGGCTTCTAAGGAAGTAAGAGAGTCATCCCGTATGATAGTCTCATAAATCCCATCCCCTCCTTCTAAGGCAGCTATATCAACTTGAGAATCCAAATCATCAACTCTCACAATCAATGGAACAAAATACATATAAGAAGCTACTAATATCTCTCCAGCTGCTGGAGTAGGAGTAGGAGTAAAATCTGCAGCTTTAACATATTTTTCTTTTGTATTATAAAAAAAGTCATAAGTACCATCATCAGGATTAACAACATCAACTTCTATAGTCTGAGGAACTGAATCGATAGTAAGGGTCATATCATAAGGTTCATAAGCCACTGTCCAAATTCTCGCTGTTCCATCTGCTGCTATGGCTTGATTTAATGGACCAGTTTCTTGTGAAGCCCCTCTTACATATACCCTATTTCTTACCTGAAAATAATCCTTCTTTATTTTTAGATTTCTAATGCTACTTGAAATCGTAGTATCATCCACTTTTATAGGGGCAGGACGAGTATCTTTTTCAAAGAAATGAATATCCTTTGCATAATCAACATACCAATCCCAATTCAGTATATCGGCAAGTTGGGAGATAGAATCAAAAACAGGAATATAATCAAAAACTATAGCTGAAATATCCGCACTGGTTTCTACATTATTTACTGTAAAGCTAAATCCTGAATCTGTAAAATCATCTACAAAATCAGTTATAATTTCAAGAGAGTTTTTATCAGCGTAGCTTTCAATAACCAATCTTTGATTAAGTAATCTTGAAAAATCTTGGCACTCTACAAAATAAGAATATTTTCTTAAAGCCGGAGTTTGATTTGGTTCTAATTTACTCTTTGTTACTGAAACTACTATCCCTCCGAATAATACAGTTCCGGAAGTAGAATCCACATAACAGAAAACCTCCTGCCCGGCAGTAGGAATAGAATCAGGATCCATTAGAAAGAATTTACATACATCCGGAGCATGAGTAAGTCTATTAACAATGGAAAGCTCTTTTGTATAAACCTCAACCGAATTTATTGTAACAACTATCATATTATCTCACAAACTTAGTTTGGAGTTTTAATTGATTCAATATAGCTTCACCTGCAGCTTCCCCTAATCTTCTTATATCCAATTCACTATTAATATTATTCCCAGTGATTGTAACTGAGATTCCTCCACCTCTATTCATAGAATGTCTTGAATCATCTCTCGTTAAAACTTCTTCTCCACCATGACCAACAACTAATTGAGATTGTCCCTCTGCTCCGGGGATAATTCCTCCCATCGCAAAACTACCAGCAATCTTTGAGAGACCCCCACTTGTAATATCAAAAGCTTGCGGACCACCAAGAAAATGATCAAGTTCAACTTGAGTAAATTGATGTTTTATATCTTTACCAAATAAAGAATCAAGAATATCAATTACTCCAGTTCCTAATGTTTTAACTATATCAATTCCAAGATTAGCTATAGCTAAAGCAATAGCTGCTGGACCATCTAAAGTATACGTTGGAATAACTTCAGGGCCAACTTGCTGTTGACCGAGAGGATTTAATTCCCCAGTTAAATTTTCTGCAGCTCCTCTTGCTGTAGATAGTTTATTGCCAATAGATATTTTACCAGCAGAAGGAATTTGATTGAGAAGAGAAAACCATCCTGTGATTTCACCTATTACATCAGCAAAGAATCCTATAGTCCATTCAGCAAGTAAATCAGAAGTAGCTTGAATCATAGCTCTTTTAAAAACTTCCCCAGCTTCTTTAAAAGCATTACTCCAGCCACCACCCTCTAAAAGAGTTTCATAAAACTCTCCAAGAGCATCTTCAAAAGCTCCAGCAAATCCATCTGTTATATCTTTCCAGAATTGTTCCCATTTAGAAAGTTCAAGGAGATTATCAATATAAGCTTGATAATCTTCCCCTCTTTGCTTTAAGGATAAAGCATGAAGTCTTTCTTGTTCTGTTAAATTAGGACCATATTTAGTTATTAAATTAGCTAAAAAATTTTCCTCTTCTCTTAACTCATCCTCTTTTAATTTTATATAAGCTGCAAGAGATTCAGCTATTCTTATATCCTCAGCTTCACGAAATTTACGATTTTTTTCTTCCTCTTCAAAAAACCAAGTCTCTCTTATTCCATCAAGACTTGACTCAGCATCCTCATTAGCGGTAACAACATCATCCATCGCATCTCCACTATCTTCTACAATATCATCCATATTTTCAGCAAATTTATCTTTTACAGCATTCCATTTTCCAATAATCCCAGAAGTTTCATCCCCTACTGTATCTTTAACTTCAGTTCCTACTGCTTCCCATAAAGTAGAAAGAGCAGGAATCTCAATCCCAAGACCATGAAATAAATTATTAAATGCACCAAGCATTCTTGTTATAACACCATCTTGTCCATAAACTTTATTTTTTATAGAATTAAAAGCATTTCTAACAGCATCCCAAACAAAACCAAATCCCTCTATTGCTCCAGTTATGACAGGGTCAAGAGCAGTCCAAATAGCTGAGGATACATCAACTACTTTAGTTTCAATTGAATCGAAAGCAGACTTAACCTCTTTCCAAATTAAATCCCATCCACCTTTTATTGTATCCATTGTTACTATTAAAGCAGCTAAAGTAACATCTACTATTTTTTCTAAAACAGGTCTTATTAAATCAAAAGCAGCTTTAACAGCATCCCAGATAAGTATCCAACCATCTATCGCCTCTTCAAGAACTAATAATAAAGCCCCAAAAGTTACTACAGTAAAATCTGTAATTATAGGAACTATTAATTCAAATACTTCTTTAACTTTATCCCATACAAAACCAAAAGCATCCTTTAAATCATCTACTCCTGATTTTAAATCAGAGATAAGAGGATCGGTTAAATCTTCTATAAGAGGCTCAATAATCCCCCAAGCTGTTTCAAAAGCATCACCCAAACCTGTTATTATTGGTTTAATTCCCTCATCCCAAGCGGTTTCAAATATAGCTTTTATGTTATTCCAATTAGTACCTAATAAAGCAATAGCTGCAGCAAAAGCAGCCAAACCTCCAAGAATTATTCCAGCAGTTCCTAAAGATATTCCAAGACCAGCAATACCGGCAATGAAAGCTGGGAGTCCAACTCCTATTACCATTATTGCTCCAATAGCAGTAGCTACAGCTCCAAGAGCCGTTGTAAAAGCTACTAAAAAAGAAGTCATATTTGGATGTTCTCGTAAAAATTCTGTTATATTAGAAGTAACATCGGCCATTCCATTTATCAAGGGAGTTAATTTCGGAATAAGGTCTTGTCCAAGAGTAAGAAAAATTCCTCTAAGAGAAGCTTTTAAATTTGACATTGCATCAGTAAACTCAGCAGCTTCACCAGCAGCAATATCTCCTATTACTACTCCATATCTTGCAGCCTCTTCCTGAAGTTCTTTTATCCCAGCAGAACCTTCAGCAAAGAAAGGAAGAAGTTCAGTTCCAGCTCTTCCAAAGATATCCTGAGCTAAAGCTGCCTTTAGAGTATTATCTGTCATATCTTTTGTAGCATCAGCAAAATCCAGAAGGATCTGAGAACCAGTTTTTAAAGAACCATCAGCTTCAGTAACAGTAATTCCAAGTTCTTCAAAAGCATCCTTAGCCTCCCCTATCCCTCTGGAGGCATCATTCATATTTACAGCAGCTCTTTTAATAGCCTTCTCAATAACTTGAATACTTGATCCTGATCGTTCAGCTACGAAAGCAAGAGAAGATAAAGTATCAGCAGCCTCTCCAGTTCTCAGGGACATCTTCTGATATTGATCCCCAAGGCGAGCGGCATCTCTTACAGCTAAGGCCATTACAGCAGTGATAGCAGCCCCAACAGCCCCTACAGCGATCCCAGCTTTTCTAATGGCATCCTTATTCTTTATTATTTTTTTAGAGGTTGTTTCAAGCTTCTTCCCAACTGTATCAATTCCTTTTTTGAAATCAGTTAGTTGAGTTAAAATGCTAACCACTAAATTTCCAGCATTAATATTATCAGCCACTAATACTCACCTCCCTAAACCTTCTTGACTCCTTGAACCACCGCAAATTGATTTCTTATTCTCTGAACTCTTTGTGAATCTGTCTCATTAGGAAGGGTTTCTCCTTTTCCCTTAATCTTATCCTCTTCCTGCTTTTTCAAATAACCAGCTTGGAAAACTAAAGCCATATCAAAATCAAGTTTATCTTTTGGATTTTCAATCCCTAAAACATCAGAAGGTCTCTGCCCATATTTTTCACAAAGCCTATCCAACATTATTACTTGAAAGTTCTTATCAAAAAAACTTGGAGAATTTCTCCGCTCCTCCTCTTACACAACTTTGGAAAACAAAAAGTAGATCATAGAAATCGATATCATTTACAGGAATGGTCCCTACTTCATCTTTATCCTCTGAAAGTTTTGGATTCACCACAGCTTGAACAGCTACCTTTCTAACTATAGTATCCAATCCATGCATATCATCTTCTTTAAGATTCTCTACTTGTTTGTCTTTAGATTTTCCACTTTTAGCTAAAACCTGACTAACCTCAACAACTCTTGATAAAAGAGGAAGAGGAATAAACCCCATTGTAGCCATAGATGGAAGAGAAACATCCTTCACTTGGAAAACCTCCCCGCTTGGAAGTTTAATTTTCCTAAGATTCAGATGTTTCTTTTTCCAATCTTCCGGCTGAGTTATTTCCATTTCCTCAATATTTTGTTCTTCTTCTTCAACAACCTCCGGAACTTTTTGAACTTCTTTCTTTTTAGTAACCATTTTCCTTTCTCCCCTTTCTCAAAATTTAAATCAATTATGCAGTAGCAGTAGCATCACCAAGAACACCAAGCTGCTTTCCAGCATCTTTCGTAGAATCTTGAATAACATCAAAGGTTACCTCAATAACTCTAACTCCATCCTTATTAAACCCGATAGGAACAGCTGAAGTAGCTACTGCCTTATAAAGAGTCACCTTGAGATTTGCATCGGTATCAAGAGTCCCTGAACCACAAGAAACCGGAGTTAAAATAAGCTCTTCATAATCAGCCGTAGCTATACAGCCTCCACCGAAATCAAGCTTTTGTTTTGTAGCATTTGTTCCATCAGTTACTTTAGTTCCTGCCGGAATAGCTATTTCAAGATTATTCACAGTATATTCGGCAAGAGGAACAACTACCTCAGCTGTTTCTGAAGTCAAGAATTTCTTGACCTTCATAGTGAGCTGATCAGGAACAAAATCTACAAATCCCGGAGTATAAGTAAAAGTAACCCCTCCGGAAGAAGCCCCCAAATCAGTTCCACCAAAAGAAATCTGGCAAGCTCCCAATTCAATAGCAGTAGGAGTGATGGTCATATCAGTCATGTTATTTCCCCTTATTTATGATTTAACAACTTTTGCTTTTAGAAAATTAGTCAATCCCTTATTTATATTTTTCAAAATATCATCAGATTTAGATTGAACTGCTGGAAGTAGAAAAGCTCTTGGTTCCATTTTACTTGTTCCCAATTCAATATAGACAGCATAAAACTGTTTTGATTTTATACTGACTGTCATTCCTTCAGAAACAATCTTGGGAGAATCAGAAATAGTCCTTGCTCTCAACAATCCTGTTCTTACATAATCCCCTCTTTGCGGAGTATTATAAATTTTCTCCTGAAGAAGATCTTTTGCTTTTGCTTCTACCTCCTTACCAGATTTTGCCAGAGCATCAATTAAAAATGGGGAAGACCCAACATCAAAGAAATAATTTGAAAAGGTTTTAATCAATTCAGGAATCCCCATTACCTGTAATTCAAATACTGGTTTTTGTGAAGGCATTAATTAATCCTCCGGCAAATCATATTATAAAGAATAAAATACTGACAGAGATCATTATCAGGATCATCCAATCTTTCTTTTCCTGTATTCCTTAACATCGCATTACAGAAAACCTCAGAGTTGAGTTCTGCTGGACCAAATCTATGTAGTTCATCATCTACCCTTGCTATGAGAGTTTTAGCTGTTGGAACCTTATTAGAACGAGCCCAGACCCTTACTAAAGGATAATCAAGAACCAGATACTTATCACCTGATCCTCCAGAAGCCACAACCTTAATACAAGTATCAGGAGCATCTGAATTAAATTCATGCTCATAGACTTTAATAGAATCTCCTGAATTAGTCAGTCTAAGATTCACTTCTTCAGAAGCCAGATAATCCCTTACTGCTCCTTCAGCATCAACTAATGTATCAGCTCCGGACATATTCTTCCTCATTCATAGGTATAGAGAACACAAAAAGTCAATCTTGCAATATCAGTAGCTGTTCCTGTTTCCAGATATTCTACCTGAAGAGATTCTGAACTTGTAATAACAGAATAGGCATCATTGATAGTTCCCATATCCTGAAATATTCCAGCTACCATAGCTGATTCAGTTTGAGGACCATCAATATAAGCATCAACAAGAACATTCCCTGAATTATCCTTTACCAATATCTGCATATAATTAGTATCAGAATCAGTAGCATGAGCAGCATCAACAGCCATATAAACTTTCTTAATCGTAGCTGTCCCATTGGGTGAGAATAAAGCTGATTTTTTAGCTGCACTATCAGCGGAAACAATAGTCCCAACATTAGCACATTGCATATAATACATATCAGGAGGAGTATAATCACAACCCGGTTTCATAATACCAGCTACATCAATCCTGAAAACATCTACTCCATTTCTCCGTAACCTAAGATGATCTCTCTGAAGATGATCAGATTCAACCATTCCATTTGCTCCAGCTTCACCATTGATAACTCTTATAATATTATCAGTAGAAGTCCCACTCTCAGCTTCAGGAATATCTACTGTATAAGTAATAGCAACAGTTACCCCCGAAAGAGCCGTTCCTGTTGAAGCTTTTGTGATAGTCATATAAAGAGATTTTCCAGCAGCAATTTTTCCAAGAGTAGAAGAAATACTTGCAAAAGCTCTCGGAACATGAAGAGTGAATCCAGTAGTAGCTGTAGTCAATGCTGTACTAATTGCAGTTGTAGAACCTGAATTATAAAGATTAATAGTTTGGTAGAGAGTAGCACTTGCTGCAACAGTAGTATCCGTAGCTATCTCAACATTCTCAATTGTAATTGGAACATTAGTAGATAATAGAGGAATAGTAAAATCATCAGAATCAGCTGCTACATCTCCTATATTAACTTGAACCTGCCTCTTCTCCCATCCACCAGAACTAAAGAGATAACCATCTTTAGTGAGACGGAAGAGATTTGTTCCATCATTATAATAAGAAAGAGCATCCCTCTTATTACTAATGTCAATATCAATACAAGGATCATTTCCAAAAGTATCCTCAAAATCAATTATAGGCATCTATTCCACCTCCCTTATGAACTCATAGTATAGTGAATTTTGAAAGATAAGCCGGACATAATTAATCCTCCGACTGTCTTAGAATAATCAACATAAAGGTATTCTCCTGCTGCTTGAGCCGTATTACCAGCGGCTCCAAGAGAAGTCCAAGTCCCCAAAGCTATTCCGGGATTTGTGGCTGCTGTGGTATATCCAAAAACTTCAGCATCATCATTTGATCTTTTAACTGAGATAGTCTGTTTATTTGTAGTACCATCAGCAGTCACTGTATCAACCCAAATATATCCAGCAGTAATAACTACTCCTCCTCTAAACTCAACAAGGAAGTTTTCAAGAGCATCGGCATCAGCAGGAATATCCCCAACAGTAATTATTACCTGTCTTGTTGCTTGGTTCCCCCCCGGATCAGGAAGTCCAGTTGAATCAACAGAGAATACTTCTGAATTATCCAACTGAAAATTAAGAAAATCTTGCGCTGCCCTTGTACCAGATCCAAAATCTCCACGAATAAGTGGTCCAGTTCCGGGAAGATTCTTCATAGTAAGATCAGACATTTTTCCTCCTTCTCTTTACAGGAGCTTTCTCAGCCCCATTGATGTTCAGCATCAGTAAAGGAGTAGCTTCAACATAAGCCTTTTCTTCTTTTGTCAAAGTTCCTTTCTGATACCCATCAATTAATTGATTCCTTGTTTTCATCTTTACCTCCTTTGAATACTCTTTTAAGATAGTATATCCTCTTTCTAAGAGCTTTTAATTGTTCTTGAGTATAAAGTATTAACCCTTCTCTTTAAAATTGTTAGAATTACTCTATTCTATTTTATTATTGGTTCCCTTTGTTGAGCCGCATCAGTAACTTCTCTATGTCTTTGAAGAGGTATCCTATAATATTGAATGATTCTGGTTATACTACTTCTCAGAGGAAGAACTAATAAAGGCTTATATTGAAAACCATTCATTAGAATCATATCAGTAATTAGAACTTCCTCTTTGATTCGGATCATACTATCATGAACTATATCCCTCCCGGCATCATCCTGAAGTTCTGACTTCCCCGGAGCTTCATCAAAATCACAAGGCTCGTCTTCTTTATAGACATCATACTCATCAGCAGCTACCCCACCAATCTCATCAGTAGCTTGCCTTCTTAGAATCGTACAGGTATCAGGAAATCGCCAACAGGTCAAGTAAAAGCCCTCCTTACATGATAGAGCTTTGGGACTCTTTCTAATAATTTCTCCAGAGGGGAACCAAGCCCCCCACTAAAAACAGTCCTGTCTCCCTTGAGATCAATAGAAGCAAGAAGCAAAGGATTACATTGTAATAGTAAAGCTATCCTTGCTTCTATTCCTCTCACCAATGGAAAGAACTTATGACTTGAACCATATCCGTAGGTATAAGTAATAGCTATATCACCTAATCCTGCCAGAGAAGCAGTCCCGGTAGAAGGAAAATAAATAATGGCTATCTCTCCGATATCCTCTTTCAAATCATAATGAGTTCCTTCAGTCATATCCTCATCATCAACAGTGAATGAAGAAATAGTTATAACAGGCATTTTAATAAATAAAACTTTAGAGCTATAAAGTCTTTCTCTCGGTAATCCAGAATAGGAAGGATTAGATGGAGGAGCATAGGCTGTCCTGAAATCTCTTGTAGAATAAGTTTCAGTAGCAGTTATAGTTTCCCATCTATATTCAGTCACTTGATGAATAAGAGCTTGAGCTTCATCCAATAATTCTTGAGATAGATCTACTCCTACCAGAGCCTTTGCTGATTCTATAGAATTATAGGACATTATTAAACTCCTTTATCCGTATGCTCATACCAATCCATTTCAAGTAAATGAGCATTAGCTGCCGCTGTTGTATTTGTCAATAAAAGGACATAAGCAGTATTAGGTAGAAGAATATATTCCTGAGCCCCTCTGGAAACTCCTCCTGCTGGTTTTGGACCATCTCCAGTTTTTGCTACAATAGCTTTAAAATTCTTATCTGTATTTTTATCTACTATCATATCGAATCCTTTTTAAAAGGGATGATTTTTATTACCACCCCTTTTAATATTTATGCATCAACCTCTTCCCAGATAAGATAGAAAACATAGCAAGCTGTCGTTGCCAGAGTCGTATAAGTAGCTACTGTCCTTCCCGGAGGAATAACCAAGCTACCATCAAGCTTATAAATATTTGGAAGAGGATTCTCCCCTGTTGCAGCAGCATCATCATAGGAAGCAAATATTCTCTTGAGAACTGGAACTACAAGAGTAGCTCCATCATCAGCATAAGCTACGGAATCTCCATTACTCGCCCCATCAAGAGTATTATAAATTGTAAGAGCTTTGACAGGAACCGCAATAGAAGCTGTCTGCAAACCTATCGCTCCAATCGTATCAGCTGCTAACATCTGACCAAAGCCAAACTCATGAAAAATCATATTCTTACCGCTACCAGTAGGATTAGACACAGCTAAACCGGTCCAAGTAGTTGTTATTCCTGCTGAGGTCGCAACCTTAGTTGAATTATTCACTGAAAATAATCTCCCAGCTATTGCTGCCTCAGCTAATGAACCTCCACCTCCTGAAACAACAAGAGCCCCACCAGAATCAGTTCTCAGCGTATTGACACTTCCATCCGCTCCTGTAATTCTACCTACCCTTCCTTCGATTTCCATTATTTACTCCTTTAGGCTCTACCTGCTTCATAAACAGCATATATCAAAGTCAGATCTTCAGCCCATTGAACTCCATTGTATATCCACTTCTTACCAGTATTAGTTTCAGTAAATGTTGAACCAGCTGGAGGAGCGGTCGGTCTTGTATCAGATGATAATCCTATGAAATTCTGAATCGAATTTATTAGAACTACTGTCATAGGTTTCCTTCCTTCCTATGCCCCAAAGTTAGAGACACTACCAGTAAGAGTATTAGCTGCGTAAGCTCCTGGTTCACAAGACATAATATTATTCATAAAGCTGGCGGCATATCCTACAATCGGCTGATTTGCTCCAGCAATACCATAAACAATTAGATTGCTCAGATACCAGACTGCTCCGGTATCCATTGTAATCACAGCAGCGGAGGAGCTACCCAATGTAGAATCCTGAATATACCATTTTGTATTTACATCAGAACCAACATCTCCCTGAATACAATCATCAGCAAATGTCCCAACAATATAACAGCGTCTTACTGTAACATTAGTGGCTCCATTCGATCCATCAGTAACAGAAAGGAAAGATTCATCATTACCAGCAAGACCATACATTGTACAATCTTCAATAATGACTTCATCTATTGCCCCACCAGTATCAAGTAAAGTGATTACTCCATATCCAGCACCAACTCCTAATTCTGTATCTGTAGAAGTTTCCCGGAAATCACATTTAGCTATTCTGGTATTATCCCCAGTGATTTCAATAGCTACTTTTGATCCACCAGCATTAGCTCCTAAGAGTTTAAAATTCTCAAATACGCATCCATCAGCACTGATAAGAATAGGAGCTGCCTCAGTATGTTCTGTATCAATACTAAGAAGAGGTTTACTCCCTTCCCAACCGAGACCCTTAATCATAATCCCAGCGACATCAACGGTAATGTCTGCTTCACCGGAAAGAGTCTCAGCATGACCGGGCATTACATAAATAATATCTCCATTACTTGCCGTGCATTGACCGATAGCAAAATCAATAGTAGCAAAGGGGATATCAGGATTTTTACCATGCCCTACGGTATCTCCATTATCAGCATTTCCCGAATCAACATAAAATCTATCTCCAGTAGTTATGTCTTGGCTTTCGATTGCAACCACTCCACCGGAGGTTTTCCTTGAAAATAAAGCTGTTTTAGTTCCCATAATTGTTCTCCCTTTTCTGGGTTCTAACCATTGTTGAGATTCTACCGTATTTGAACGGCTTTAATATAATCTACATAAAGTGAATTTTGGGCTCCCTCTCCTGTCAGGAATGCCCATGAGATAGTCATGTTCTCATCATTAGGTAAATTTGTTGAGTGTTTAGCTCTCTCAATTCCATTCACGTAAAATCTTACTTCATCAGTACCATCCCAGAAGAATCCAAGCTTAACCCAAGTTTCAGTTGCAAAATCAATAGTGGTATCTGTCTCAGTTTCAGTATTATTCTTTTCTGATACAGCATTAATAGAAGCTGCTCCATCAACCTTCCTGAAATAGATCCCATCAGTAACGGCAGTCAGAAGTGAAGTATCCCTAATACATAATCCAATAAGAGTATCAGTCTCAATAGCATCATTTAATTTCACTCTTGCTTCAAACCAGATTGGTTTGTCTGTATCAAGATAGAAATCTTCCTGAATTGCTTGGAACTGAGCCCCATCATTTTCTATCTTACTGGATTGTATTTGTAATACTCCTCCATTAATAGAATCAGCTAATGAGATATTAGTATGGAATGTTGAAGTTCCATTCTGAACTATAGTAGACTGATAAAAATTAAGATTCTGAGCATCTGAATCAATAGTAGTTTTATAATCAACTATAAAGAAATCGTCAGTTGTCCCCCAAAAAAGAGCTATATCATTTATGATTCCATCAGGAGACAGTTCCCAAATAGATTCACCTTTTGTAGAACTCCAATTAGAATTCCGGAAAGTCATATTCCTTCCTAAATCATCTGGTATACCTCTCCAATAAGATTCTGTCTTTGCTGAAACAGATGAAGCAAGAATCAGGCAGATAATACAGAATAGAGAAAGAAAACTGACTATTTTTAATTTCACTTTTTATCCTCCTTATTTTACAGCAGGCGATTCACTCAACATTGTATCCTTCATAACTCTTTTCACTCCAGAAGGACGTTCTACCTTTTCTTTTCTCTCTTCCGGTTTGGCTTCTCTTGCCGTTCCCCTATGAATGAGTGACAAAGCTGCTGGTTCTTGCAAATTCATTTTGGTTCCCTTCCTCCTGCCCATCCATCTACGGGTAAGAAAAATCCACATAATAAAACTCCTTTCTCATACTCAGCCTTTAATAGATTTTCTTCTCCGGCTGGAAGTATTTCTATTTTTACTTTTTGTTACTGAAACTACTTCCTTTACTTTTTCTTTTTCTTTTGGAACTTCAATCTTTTTTTCAACTGGTTTGGGAACCTCTTTCTTTACAGCTTTTTTAGGAATAGCTTTAGATTTTATTAATAGTATTCCTTTACAGCTGCCAAGATACTTTTCCCCAATCGGAGGATTCTTATCATCACCCTCCAATTTATTTATGACTGACAGTTGGTTAGCCTCAACAAGAGTCCCAACCTTCTGCCCCATAAAATCTTTTGTCAGATGATAACGCCACATAAAGAATCCTCCCTAAAAAATTAATTAAGCAGTTGAAGTTATTTTTGCTGTTCCAAGAGCATCCGGCATCGGAATCCCTTTATGTCGGGGGTTCTTCAAGATAATCAACCCACCAGCATATACCCCAGCACCCGGATCAGTAATATCAACCTGCATCCAACTAAAACCATTATCAACATCGAGAGACTCAGCATCAACCTCAAGAACATAAGTCTTATAAGTTACAGCTGGAATTGTGAATGTACTTGAAGGAGCTGTATAAGTAGGAAAAAGAATATTCTCGGCTTCCCCTGTTCCATTCATTTTACAAGTTGCAGCTGAGGTTCCACCTGTAACTGTTTCGGTAGTTGTCCAAGTAGTTCCTCCAGTAAGATTTCTTACCAGAAGATAGTCAGGACCGACTTCATAAACCTCAGCGGTCAATGCAGAAGTTCCACCTTCTACTGTTTCACCTACTGAGAAAGTTCCGGATACAGTATTAACTACGAGCTTCTGTCCACTCGACATTTCACGAGTGAAAGCCAAAGTCTTTTCCCCGGTTCCTGCCTGAGCAGTTGCTTGATTAAGAGTCACAGCTAAAGTTCCACCAACTGTATCTCCCATCATTATTACAACTGTAGCATGACCATATTTACTCATATCGATCCAAGCAGAACCAACAGCAGCATCATTGAATTCCTGCGGAGGAATCATTACATAACCTTCATTCTGAAAACCTTCTTGTCCAAACATAATCTTTACCTCTAATTAAAGTGTTTTCCTTTTATCGGAAAGGATTCATAAGAACCGTATTTATGCTCTTTCAGCAGTGGTAACGAACGGTGAAAGCGTATCTCCCTTGAGAGGAGCAAAAGGTTGTGGCCACCACGGCTGTCCATCAATGTAAAAAGTGAACTGGAAAGCGTGCTGACGATAATCAAACTTCAGGTGAGCAGATTCAGTCATCTTCATTCCGGGAGCCCCAGAGAATTGACCTATCAGGTATTGAGACCAATCACAGAAAGCAAGATCGCCAGTATCACCAAGAATAGGCATGATCTGTTCATACTCTAAGGAAGCCCCATGAAGCTGACCGGGGAAAGAGCCAGTTGCCTGTTGAACTCCACCATTCCCAGCAATGAATACAGCCGAGCCACCAGTACCAACAGAAACCTGCATCACTCCGAGCTGAGGAATAACTGTCCTACTACCATACCAAGATCCCTGTTTCCCAAAGAACCTTGCCAACATATTCAGAGTGTTTTCATAAACCAAAGTATCTGCATCCTGTCCTGACTCTTTAGGTACTTCAATAAGAGCATCAGAATTAAGGATTCCAAGAGGCTGACCAGCTCCTGTCCCATTTACAAAAGCATTTGCAAGAGCCAGATCAAGAGCATCATCAACAGCCGTAGTTATGAAAGGCTGAATCGATACAGGAGAGAAATCCATGAGCCTGTTACCAACATAAACAAGACAATTAGCTTCGCGGAGTTTCAGTTCTACCATTTCAAACTCAACATCATTCCCAGTACCCTGAGCATTATCAGCAACCCAGCGGAACTTCACATTACCAGCAACAGTCCCATTTGAATTATTGAAATCTTTAATATAAGGGATCTCAATAACATTGGAGCCCATAGGGATGACTCTGGCTTTGCCCATGATTGAAGAACGTTCTTTAGCTTTCACAAGAGCGGCATTTGAATATTCAGGAGGAACCAAAGCTCCACCTGCCTGAAGAGATCCAAGAGACTGAGTAGGGGAACCGACAGCTTTCTCAATTCCTTCAGTCTTATCCAGATAAGCTTTCAGTCTTGGAGAAGGTTTTGTCATACCATCTCCAGAATCATACACCTCTTTAGCAAAGTCTGCAAAATTCACAAACCCACCAGTAGGGTCTTCCCTCTCTTCATCAAAGATTGTTTTCTTAGTAGAAGCCCCAACATCTTTCAGACATTCCTGAATGACTTCTTTAATTGTCCCTTTAATCTCATCTGTCTCGACAATATCACGGGCAGCAAGCTGACCTTTAATGTTTTCTTTGATGATTCCTTCAAGCTCATCCTTAGTAAGAGTCTTTACATTTTTGTTATCATCCGGCATCTGTTCTTCTCCTTCTAAATGTTATATGATTAATAATTCTCATCTCCAGTTTATTTATCCCCTAATATTTCTTAGATATTTCCGGGAAGATAGAACCTGATGATCAGACCTTTCCTTGTGCAATCAATAAACCTTCTCCAACAGCTTCTTTGATTAATTCTTTTACTATTGTTTTTATATGAGCATCAGAAGTATCTTTTATTTGATTTAGATCTACTTCATACCTCTCCTCTATTTCTATCTCCTTTTCCTCTGGTTCAATTTCAGCTTCAAATTCTAAAGTATAAATTTCTTCAAGCTCTTTTTTATTATCTTCTTCAAATCCTTCTTCTCCCGCATCAGAATCAGAAGATGGAGTGGTAGCCTCTAAAAGAATATTGAGAGCGGTAGAAGCAGCCTCCATAGCCTTAACAGCTGTTTGAATAGTAGTTCTATTCTTACTTGATAGAACTCTTCCCGCCTTTTCTTCATTCTCATCTAAAAGAATCCCGTTCCCATAGGCCACCTCCATAAATGTTTTCATTAATGAATCAGTAATATCTTTCTTTACATCCGGATGATCTTTCAACCAACCCTTCGCTCTATCCAAAGCCCAAGCTTCTTTTTTCGGGAAGATAAGACTCTGAATTTTTAGCTCTTCAGGATTAGAAGCAGACTTTCCCATCACAGCCTTGACTTTATGATTTCCACTCTGAAGAATTACAACTCGGAAAGAGCCATCCTCAAATTGAAATGGATCTCTTAAACGATAGCAGAAAGAGGAATCATTCTCATCCCATCCGGGCTTTGTATCTTTAATAGTTTGAATGAAAGCTTTGAGTTGATCTTTCTCCGGATCAGTGAAATCAGGAACATCATTCATAATTAAAAAATCAACAAGATCAAGATCTTTTAAATCTTCTTCAATCTCCTTTTCCTTATCTTCATCAGAGATTGTTGGTATCTCTTCTTTTAAGTCGTGGTCGGATCCAGAAATTTCTTCATCTTCATTCTCCTTTTTTAATGGAACGGATTTAAGAAGGGATTCTATCTTAGCTTCTTCTTTTTCATTGGGAGAGGTGAGTTCATCCGTGATTGAGTTTTCTTCATCGATGGAAGTCTCTTTTGATGTCTCTTCCTCTCCCCTGTTATCTATGACCTGAATCATTAAGTCCTTACACTCATCCCATCCATCTAATCCTTTTGAAATTGCTATCTGTAAAGCTTCCGGATTTGAAGGAACCGGAACATCAGAATATTCCAGCAAGAGCCACTTCTCATAAACTCTTCTGACTCCAAGTTTAAATTCAGGATCACTCTCAGTTACATCCCTTGTTTTAAGAGGAATGAATCCAATAGACTGAGCCATCGGGAATCCATCTTTCCTATAATTAAAAATCTCATTAGCTTTCTCTGTATTGGCATAAACAGTTTTAGCTATAAGTCCTCTGTCATCTTGTTTAATCCAAATGTTTTTCCCAATAGGAAGATCATGATGATTATGACCAAATAGAACAACAGGATTCTTTCTATAATCCTTCAGAACAGCTCCTTTAGGATCTACTATCTCATTATCCCTATCCTTAGCTGCTGTATTGATAACAGCTATGACTGCCCTCTCTCCCTCCTTAAACTCGATATCACCAACAGAAAGAGTCATTCCCTTTCTTACATATTCAGCATCTTCAGACTTTAAACCATACTCCTCACAAAGATCGGAAGCCATATCTGGAAAGACATCCTTTAGCTTCAATCTTTGTGTTATCATTTCTGGCATCATACTCCTCCTCATGGTTTCTCTGTTAAAGGCTTGGTAGTACATCTACAATTAATAACTTCCTCAGCATCTCCTGAAGAGTCTCCGGGATATTCTAATCCATTAGAAAAAGTAGTGCCAAGCTTTGCTGACTCATCATCCAAAGTCATTTCTTCATGAGACTCCCTAATATGCTCATCGAGAGAACCTAACCATTGAGTCCCCCAGACAACTCCACTTTGTTTATTCCCTTCCATCGCTCCAAAGTTGACAGAGCCAATAGTTTCAGTCTGAGCTATCATTCTCGCTCTGTAGGAATCAGCAAACCCAAAGACAGTCTGTACCCTATCTGTAATCTGTTTAATGCTCTCACCATTCCCTAAAGCCGCTCCTAAGGTAGTTCTCAGTTGAGCCGCTGTAGTTTTATTGATTTCAAATGAGAAAGCAAAACTCTTTTTCTTGACAAAGGCAAGGACAGCAGGATCAGTCACATCGAACGGTTGATCCAAATTCAAAGCATCAAGAGCATTCACTCCTCCGGCAAAAGTCCCTCCTTCAATATGAGGCTTCCCTGTCTTTGAAAATTCCTTAACCCATTTACCCTGATCGAATAGCCAAGCATCAATAAATCTTTCCTGCTCCTGAGTCAATTTCTTTAAAGCAGATTTAGGAGGAGGCTTTCTTGCTATGTTTGCCAGAACCGATTTCTCTTGTTTGCTAAAGACAGGTTTCAAATCTTTCTCAAAGGATTTGACCAGAGGATCAGAAGCATCAATGAACTTCTCCCATATCTCTTTCCTGAGTTCATCAGATATATTCCTGATATCCCCAAGATTCTTTCTCAGCAAACCATGATCCAAAAGGAATTCCCTTTTTTCACATAGCTTCCTAACAATCTCAGAAGAAACCTTTTCAGGCTCTTCCGAAAGAATCTGGAAGTAATCTATCCCTCTGTATGTATCCGGAAGAACAATCCCGGAGTCATGGTTATGTCCCATCAGCCAGCAATCCTTTCAACGATCATATCTGATAACCTATCTATTGCTTCTTCTACATTCTCATCAGGAGGAGGAACAGGAGCTGGTAATTGTCCTGCCTGACTCAGAGGAACTAATCCTCTTCCTACTAATGGTTCTTCTCCACCTTCTACTGGTTTATCCCCTCTACCTGCCCTAACTTCATTAATCGATCTGACAGAAGCTTTAATCAACTCTGTATCTTCCTTCAGTTGGAATTCCTTATCTTCAGGAACCACATTCTCAGCTGCTAAGAAAAGCTTCTCATCATAGAGAGGAGTGACTTTCTCATTCAGTTTCTCCACAAACATATTCACTCTTGGAGAGATCCCAAATTTTAGATAGACATATTGAGCAGCTTCTGCATTAGCTCGATTAGCTTTCTCATCAAACAATCCTAATGGAGTACCATAAGCCTCAAAGATTTCAGACTTGGTCCATTGCCTACCTTTAAGAAATCCTAACTCTCTTGGCTTCCAACTGATAGGCTGATACTTAACATTATTATCCAGTAGTCCTGACTTCCCTGCATTGATTGAACTTGACCAAACCTCTAAGACCTCAGCTTTCAATCTTTCAAAAGAGGTATCATCAATAGCTTGGTCAGTTGTAAAGAATCCTTCCGGTCTGGCATTATTCGTGAACAGGGCATTTTCAAACTGATTCATATTCTGATTGATATTAAAAGCTTCTGCTACTGCTTGTAAAGGAGAAGCTCCATAATAAACATCATTAGGATTAGGCCATCTGAAATGAATGATCTCATCTACTTCAAACCGGATCTTCCTTGCTCCGAGCTTATAAACATAATGAGAGATGAAATCCGTAGGACTCGGAATGATATACATCCTGTCCGGAGGTAAAGGCCAGATCTCGGAAGGAACTCCTAAAGCACCTTTCTTCATATACCAATAAGCATCCCCTGTCAATTCCTGATAGAGATTAGTGATATACTTCAAATCAGTTTTATTCATATACTCGTTGACATTGGTAATAAGATTCAGAAGAGGATGAACTGTGATCTCTTCCAACTCCTCTGCTTTCCTGACACAAGGAAGATCCCCATAATCCCTAAATAATCTATCCTGTTCCTTAGTAACCAATTTCTTTGAAGGAACTAATAGCTTTGTTGAAGATTTTGGTTTAGCGACAAAGAGTTTCATCTTCACATCAGCAAAGGTAGCTGAGTTCCTTGAAGAAGCTACATAGACCCAAGACTGATAAGCAGCTAATAGTGATCTATCATCACCCCTCTTAGCCCACTCTCTTCCTTGAAAGAATGAAGGGATGATAGCAGGAAGATATTTATTAGCTGCTTTTGATACATTAAAATCATATCCAAATAGTTTCATCTTTTCACTCTCTCTAATTCAACTGTATAGAGTCTAATGACACCTCTCATCTCATACCTCTCTCTATGTTAAGCTGATATAATCCTTGCTTTCGGTCTACCTCTTGCAATCATCTCTACTAAGCCCGTTAAAGCATCAGGAGCATCATCATGCTTATTAGTTCCTTCTCTCTGATAAAATGTAAGAGCTTTATGAAACTCAGGAAATTTGATATGCCAATTCTTAGGAAAGAATACATGCTGCATCACATAGTTAGATTCAGATAGAATTCTTGCTCTCTTATTCATGGATTGATGGAACCAAGTGATTGGAACTCTTTTCCACTTCCTACATCCATCTATTCTTTCTATTGTAGGTTGTTCTATCACTCCCTGTTCTATCCAGCTCCCACCTTCTCTTGTTTTCTTTTTAACTTCCTTCTCCAGCATTAAAGTTTCTCTCTTATACTCTTCATGCTGAATTCTTTGAAGAGCCCTTGCGAAGCCTCTACCACCATTATTAGATTCTATCTTAGCCAACCCTACATTATTATATGACAATCGGAAAGCTGTTTCCTTTTCAGTAATCTCCATTCCTTCTTTGGTATAATAAGCATCTAAGATATAAGCATCCCCTTGATACTCTAAAGCTGAGATAGAGCAGAGATAATCGGAACCTTCATCTGCTGTATCCGTATAATTGATGATTCTATCAAATAGAATATTCTTATTCTCGTCTTTAGGAAGCCTATCATATTCCTTTAGCTCTTTATAAAGCCTACCCTCTTCATTAATAGCTATCTGATGATAATTAGCCCGGAAGATCATGGGATCCATTGAAACCTTCTTCTCTTCATACTCTTCCCTTGATAATATATCCTCACATAACATCTCTCCAGTTTCCTCATCCATCGCTTCAAATATGATTTCATACCAGAGAAAAGAATTAGATAGATCCTTAACCTTCCCAGTGAGATCATCTATAGCCCATCTCGTCATATTAAGTATCTCTATTGCATCCTTTTCTTTTCTTGATAGGAAAGTACCTGTATACCATTTAAAGATGCTCTCAAGAGCTATTTGATTCATAGCTATCTGGGCATTCTTAACGGGATCATCATTGATTAGGATGTTTCCACCTTTACCAGTAATAGATCCTCCTATACCAGCTCCCAAGTAACTAAAGAACTGTCCTTCTAAAGCCCATTTATGGAATGAAGCATATCCTTCCTTAATCCTACTAAAAGGAAAGATATCTGAAAAGACTATCTGATGAGGAAGATTCTTCTCTTCAGCTATACCATCTCTTGTGAATCGGGAAAAGTCAGAAGCAGCATCATCATTATAAGAACAAGCAATAATTCTATTTGTAGGATTAACTCCCAATACCCATTCACAGAATAGAATGAGAGTTCTGGTCTTACCAAATCTTGGAGGCATGTTAATAATGAGTTTCTTATATGGAATATCAGGATGTCTATTCCTTAATAGCTTTCCTTCATAGAGATCTTGAAGAGTGGTACAGAGTATCCAGAGATAATGCCTATCATCTAAATAGAAGTCAGGAGCCCTAAGCTGGCAGTAATCCCAGAAAGAGATTCTTGCTTTCCTTATCTTACTCTCAGCTTCAAATTGAAGGAGTCTAATCTTTCGTTCCTTCATTCCCATCTGAGAGGGAAGCTCTAAACAACTTGAGTTGGGCATCAATCTCTTCCTGAGTTAGTTTAGAAAAGTCTACTGTATTATGAATGTTTGCGCTTATTGATCCGGATACTTGTTTCAAGTCTGGAACCAACTTCTTCATTAGGACTGCAAGGACAGCATCACTTTCAAAAGCTCTTTCTATTAGATGCTTGTATAACTCTTTACCATTTAGCTTTTCAAAGAGATATAAAGCTTCTCTAAGCTCATTCAATCGAGGTATGGTAGGATCTTCCTTTGAACGGGAAGTCCTACGAGCAGACGGCTTTAGTAACCCATTATCTGCTCTCTTCTCCTTAATAGTTTTCTTTACTCTTCTTACTGTCATTCCCATACCTTCTACACTTTAGCTATTTTCGTTATGTTTAATATATTAAATAAAAAAATTCCTGTCTATCTATAGGAATTGTATATCTACCTTTCTTCTATATATTTCTATCTTCTATTCAGGATGTATTATCCTCTTTCTTATTCTTAAATATCCATTCCCATCTTCATTCATCCGCATAATCCTTTCTTTAAGGGGTCTGTCATCGATTCTAAGAGCTTTTAATCCTCTACTCCTATATTCCTATTGATTTCCTCCTTTTTATTCAACCTCAGCCTCTAAGCATTCTTCACATCTGTTAAATACCATAAATCCATTATTGACAGAAGCCTGAAATAGATCACAAGCTCCTAATCCAGTATCAAGAAATTGGCATTCCCCAGAACATAAATCTGGATGATCCTTTTCTACCTGAATCTCAGCTTTAACCAATAGCTTCATTATAATAGCTCCAGCCTTTTAACGGTGAATGTAGTAATTGGGCGAACTGTATCCAAACTATTTCTTTCTAAAGTTACATCTACCCAGCCAGTTGTTTTAATTCCAAAAGCTACACAATGCCCACCATTCTTAATATACTCGGAATAATGTTTCATCCTTAAAATTTCTTCTCCCTCTTCAGTGAATATCATTTCCTCCAATTCTTTTTCTTTACCAAACAAAATTGAAAGAGGTGAAGCTATTACAAGTTTAAGAAATTCTTGTCTTATCATCATTCTTCCCCTTTAAGAAATAGATTTAATTCCTCTTCACAGCTTATACAAACTTCATCAGCCAAATCTTTTATATCCTGAAACTTTACCCACTTCCCATCAGGAGATTCTTCTTCTACAGTGTGATAATTACTTTCATATATTTTATATCTTTTAATCATCATTCTCCCTCCTGTAAGATTTGATTAATTCGATTTGTAATAACATACTTTGATAATCCCATCTTCCGGGCAACTGCGGATCGATTCATATTGCATTCTCCATAAAATAGCTCCATCATCAATTTCTCATCTATTAGAGTTTCTTGAAATTTACCTCTACATTTCAGAGAACAGAAATCCTGCTTCTTCTTTTGATAATTATCCCTCTGAAATTCTTCTCCACATTGTTTACAAATAGCTTTATAGTTCCTTCTTTTCCCATGAGGATGTTTTCCCGGAAGATTCCCTAATGATCTTAAATATCTCTTATTCATTTATCCTCTCCATATAATTCATCTTTGTTGTATTGTTTAAGATTGTTCATTCACCCTCCATTCTCGGCACGTTACCATGTGCCT